TCTTTTTCATGGGCGCTTTAGCACCGCCCATTTTTTCTCTGTTCTTCTCTCTGGCCTTTTTCATTGCTGACATCGCTGACCCTTTTGGCTTCATTCCTGATCCTTTTCCGTAATGTCCTGGCATAAATCACCTCATGCTTTTGCTTGGTTTCGTTTTGATATTGCCCGAGCTTTCGCCCTAGCATCCGCTTTACTACTCGCACCCCAGGCTCGGAGTGAGAGAAGCAATCTTGTTGGCTCTCCGTCTTTCTTTTCTGGGCCTCTGGCTGCACCCATTCGCGCAAGAAAACTTGCTCTGCGTGGGGAGTCACCTGACTTGATTGGGCGCTTCAGGTTAGAGCCTGGGTTCTCTCTCTCATAGGATTTGCGACCCTTCTCGTTGAGACCGCCCTTCGGGTTCTTGCCTTCCTTGCGCTGCCATGCAGGAGTTTTAGCCACGTCTTACGCTACCTGTGCGAGAAGCCTTCTCAGACTCCTTTGGCCCTGCGATCTTCTGCAGCGTACCGTAAACGTACCTATCGCGTTCTTTACCCTTGAGACCCTTCTTTCGCGCCTGAGCCATCAGGCTTCGCTCTAGTTTTTCTGGCATCTAAACCTCCAACTGATCCTCAATCATGGCTTTGGCAAGACGGTGGGCTCGCTGGCCTACCTGGTCTGCCCACCTAGAATCTAACATCTGAGCTGCCGCCTCTTCCCAATCTTCTTCCCGCATCGCGTTGATGGCAAGTCCAAAGTTGAGGAAACGACTCACACCAAGGTTAAACACCATATCAACAACAACTCTCTGGCGCACCTCGCTCATGTCTCTCCACCAGGGCATCGCATTGTCCAGTTCCTTGCTGACCCTCAGAATGTCGTTGTCCAGAAGATACCTGGCTTCGTCTTCTGTGATGCCTAACTCTTCGACGTTGCGCCCGACCCCGAGCGTTATGTACCCTGCGCTGCATTGATAACTCTTAAGCTCTAATCCCTCATGGAGAATCAACTGGTCTTTCAGTTTTTCCACATCCATATCCGCAAACCTCATCAGTTCAGAAGATCTTTATCTGCCTTACGCGCACCACCTTTGCCTGTGACAAATGATTTGAGCCTTCCCATTGCCCACTGGTGTGCTGAAACCTTTGGTCGAGACCCCGCAGAATAATAAGCGCCAAGCCCACGTTTGTAGACCTTCTCCATTGTAGACCGAGAAAATCTTGAGCTGATTCCTTTGTATGTCGCCATTAGGATTTGCTCCTTTGCTTAGAGATGCGGTCCATCTCCTCTTTGGTGAGCGTACCCTTACGATACTTCTCCGCTGTGCGCTTGATCTCTGCTCTCCTGGCTTCTGGGTTGGCAGCGCCAGCAGTATACTTGACCGGAACACCATCTTTCTTTTTAACTTCACGGAACTTCCGCATCAAAGATCTAGCCATTATTTTTTCCTTTTATCCAATACTCCCTCAATGACTCCCCCCGAAAAATAGAATGTCAAGATGACAAGCATCGCATAATTAATGTTGAAGAGTTCCATTACCTTGGTCACTGCATCTGGGTCGCCCTGGCCTGAGATAGTCATAGCCAAAACCAAGATATAGCTGCCTAAAAAGGTCATACCAAACATAAGGGCTAGCCAGCGCTGAGCAATTTTAAAAGGGGCGTAGGCTTGCAGAAGCTGGGTTTTCGCATCAGCCTTGGCCTTAACCTCTTCTTCAGTTGAGGTGTGCATATCGTCAATCAGCTTCAGACCACTCTCGATGACCTTCTCTGATCCTAGTATTTTTCCGATGACTCCAAGCATAGTTACCTCAGTATCTTCGTGCTTTTCGGGTTGACCCACTCAGGGATGCAATACGCTTGCACCTTGCGCTTAGTCCAATAATTGTATCTTGTTCTACTCACTCGATCAGCAAAGTAATTACACCTGTCAATTGAGTAAAAATATGCCTTCTTGTCTGGTATCACGGTTCCTTCTGCTGTCATGACGATCAACGCGAACACATAAATCATACGGGCCTCATAGTAGAGATCCAATAAATAAAGCCACCGACCGCAGCCAACCCCAGCAGACATATAAATACAATGACCATAGACCGTAGCAAAGCCAGGTTTCTTTGACGCTTCGCGATTTTGGCTTTCTTCTGTGCTTCGATTGCTTCATCACGGTTACGTTTTGCTTCTGCTGCATACCTCAAAAAATCTTGGTAAAGGTTTGCTCTGCCTTGGTATATCAGCATGGTCTTCAACTCTTCTTCGCGTTGGCGTAACTTTTCGAGGTGGAGAAAGTTTTCAAGGTCAGAGCCTGTTGACTGTGAGCTACCTGATTTCTTTTGTATCTCTGCTTTTGCGTCGAAATACTTGCCCAGCTGTTCAGCACAATCCGAAATGTCTTTGCCATTCTTGAGTAGCTCTTTTACCGCACCAATCGCGGTGTTTGCGGTCTGAACTACAGCAATGGCTTCAAAAATCACGATCTTAGTACAAGCGATATGAGCAGGAGCAGAGATGCTCCAGCAGTAGAGATCATAATCATCTCAATGCGTTTTACACGGTGCAGCATCTCTGCCCAACGCTCTGCGCAGACTGCCTCATGCGTAGCTAAGTTTGATTGAACCTTATCAATCCGCGAGTGTGCTGAAGCCACAGTTCGATTGTCCATTTATATCTCCTTGGGCCAATCATGGATTGGTGCATTCCCTGTCGGCTTGCCATCTTTCATAGGCACATCGTACAGGGCCATGAACTTTGCATGAGTGTCACAGGCATTTATTGCATCTTCGATAGTTTTTGACGCAGTGCGAACAGCCGTTCTGTAATCTGATACGGAACTTGGTATCGCCGAGGAACCTCCCGTTTCATACGCTCTCGTGCAGTACCAATCAGTTTTTGATAATTTTTCTTTGCAGTTTCTGATTGCGACAGTTTTTAGACCCTCTTTAATTATGACGTTCCCTTTTTCGTCTTTAATTTTATTACCATCATCATCGACAGACTCTGTATCATTGATAGATCGTTCTATGAGATTTTCTTCTTTTGCATCCCACCCTGAGTAGAATCGGTTGTCCCAGGTCTTTGGAGCAGGAATCTTTACAAGACCCAATGAAATCTTTTCTTCATCTGTTGTCCTATACCACCACTGAGGAGGGTACTTTCGACCATTCTTGTCTTGGAAGACCTTGCCTTCTCTGACTTGTTTTCCTTCGTAAGTCCACATCACTCTGTTCCTCCGTTGGCGAACTTAAATGGTTGATCTGCAAAACACATATATAGGTACGTCTCATTCGTTGTATTGATATCTCCAGACCCACCCCTGATCTTAAAACCATTGCTTAAAAACGAAATATCGTGATTTGTAGCATCTGTTTGCTCAACACCATTATTGTTTGCTACAAGATACACTCCGTCATCAGGTGTGCGTTTGTTATCGAATATGACCCAATCCCTTCCTGTGCTAAGGCTTTTAATCATCAACCATCCCGGCCTGAATCCGGTGTGTACATAAGGCGAGTCAACATCATAGTCGCTAACAAAATGTTCCAAATATGAACCAAACTTGGAGTAACCCTCTTTCTCTGCAAAACAGTACGCAACAAAATCAATAGTATTACCATTAACATGAGAATCCGTACCAACAGAAAAGGTAGTACTATCTATTGCTACGATGTTGTTTCCCGCTGGAGCAAACGCCCCGTTAGTATTCAGATTCATATAACCAGAGGTCATGCCTAGATGATGGTGATTTACAACCCAAGCTGTATCAGCAGTTCTAGCTTTAATCAGCATCCATTGAGGTGTAGCTCCAAGACCGTGAGCAATAGCATTGGACGAACTTCCGTTCCCCGTGTATGTAATGACGCTAAAACCAGCTTCTGTGCTGACAGTTCCTGCCGAATCGCTGTTCGCTCCATTTGACCCTGCGCTATTACTAAAGCTTGTTCCAGCTTTCCACGCCCAAGCTACATAGCCCTGAGTATCTCTATTCGTTCCACCATCGCCTCCTGTTGTGAAACCATCAGAATCAAATGATGTTAATGCGTTAGATGACGTAAACTCCTGTTTATCAGAGGTTGAATCGATATCTATATGAAGGGTTTTGGTTGCTCCGCGAACCGAATCATACGTGTAGTGATTATCTGCATTATCCCTGTTTTTAATCCAAACCCAATCAGGCTGGAATGCAAATTTTGATATTTCTTGTGTACTGCTATCTCCAGTGTGAAGTTGAGCGTCCCAATACTCCAAGGGGTTCTCTCCCTCCGCTGGGTCAATGCTGGGGGCTGGAAGGCTTGCAGTCGATAAACTTTTGAAACCAGAAGGTGGAGAGTGTGTAAACGCCAACTGCCCTCCATTGAAACGGATTGTTGTGGTGTTGGTTCCGCCGCTATCGTGCCTAACCCCTACACCAGTTAATTTGCTCAAACTGTCGCCACCAGTATTTGTTGCGGGATTGCTTGATCCAAAATAATTATTATTTTTAGCAAAAAAGACTTTGCTGTTATCAAGATCGACAGCAATTCCGATAACATCCCCGCTTGTCCAACTATCGCGACCTGTTGCGTTACCACCACCATCACTGCTTGTCGTCACTGCCCCGCCACCTGTGTCACCCCTAAAGTCATCCCGTGAAAAAACCATGATTTGCTGTCGGTTTCCTAACGTGACGCTCGTAAACTCCATATAATATTTGCCTGAAGTAGCACCGAAAGGCACAGTTCCAGACTCGTTATCAGCATCAGTCGTTAAAAGCAAATTGCCATCTGAAAAACTACCAATACCTCTGTAACTGCTAGCGTTATTCATCATAATGATTTCAGGGTTGAAGGTAGCGTGATTATCTGTAGGTGAGTCAGTGGTGTTGTCAGTGGTGGCTATGTTTGTGCTAGAGAAATGATTATTTTTTCCAGATGTGTCTGCACCAACCGTACTTGATGATGCTGATCCGACAGATGAATTCTTGAATTCTAGACGAAACGAATTAGCTCCTGCACTCGCATATAATCCAGAAGTGTCTTTCGGAATCCAGATGTTTTCTTTTAACTCCCCGAAATCACTAGCATCACTCGATGGTGAGCCACCGTCGATAAAATTGACCTCGGCAAGATACCCATCAAAAAATGCATCTTGGCTTGCCGCTTGTCGGCATCCTATTGTGTGCTGTACAGCAGTGTTGAACTGGCTTATATAATTGTGTGTGAGGTTAGAAACATTACCAGTGAATGCAGTTATTTGAGTTCCATTGACATACAATCTAGCTCGATCCGTTCCATCTGTCGGATCATTATCAGTCGAATCGAACTGCCATACTATGTTATACCAAGCGGCAGTGTCTCGAAACAAAGTATTCCCTGTTCTAGAGATAACTTGCGTTCCACTGTTATAGTTCTGAAAGGCTATTTCATTCCCAAGAAATTCTAGACCACCAAAATTATTAAAATTACTATGCCCTGCACTGAAAAAGTACATCTCACCGCTACTTAAATTACCTCTTTTAACCCAACAAGAAAATGTAAATTTTTCCTCTGTTCCTGCGCTAGTTGGAGTAAAGGACAAAAACGGAGAATCGTCATCATTGAACCGCAAAGAGTTGCTGATCTCAAACGGATAGAAACTCCTAGAGGCTCCCTGCATCGCACTACCCTGGATGATACTCATCAAGAACCCTCAGTCAGCGCAGGAGTTGTTGAGAGGAACACGTTTGTTCCATCAGGGCAGTAGTACGACATGAGGTACGTTCCAGCCACATTGATTGCTGTTAAGTCAGTTGCACTCAAATGTACATCCGCGTCCACTGTCACAGTGCGTGGTGTGGTATTAGTTAACAAGATCATGCCAGATTGACCAGCTGTCTCATTTGTAAACGTCAGATCAATTGTTCCAGCGGGTGTGCAAGTAAAATGATTTCCCGCATTGAGATCAAAGCTACCATCGTTTTCCGCTGTGACTGTGCCACGCTGTGAGGCAGTAAAAGTGGTAGCGGCATTCGACGTCACAATGTTCGCCCCTGCTAGGCTTGTAGCCCCTGTCCCACCATTTGCGAGCGGCAGCGTCCCAGTTACTTCTGCGGTCAGATCAACCCCCGCATTCTTAATTGTAACCGCGCCTGAACTAACAGAAAAATTGTCACTGGAGAATGAAGCAATACCTTTGTTGCTGGTTGTTGCGTCTTCTCCTGCGATTGTCAGGGTATCTGTCGCACTGACTGTCGCATCAATCCCTTCACCCGAGGTGACTGTTAGGGTGTCGCCGTTTGCAACTGCTTGCGTTGTTGATCCGTCCGAGAGTGTAAATGAACCAGATGCATCTGCTCCAGAGTATGAAAACGATAGCGTAATCCCATCTGTGTTGCTGAAACTGCCATTGCTGACAACGTGTGTCACAGGGACTTTGGTGTAGCCAGAAGCATCTGTGACCGCACCGCTAACCTTGAACAAGGCAAATGTTGATGGAGTGCCTTCCTTTGTGATCAGGATGATTCCTCTGGCTGTTGAATTCGTCACATCATCAAACGACTGCACGAATCCAGAGATGTCCACAGAATTATCGTCAACATCATCAATGAACAAAATGCTGACTGAACTGATCGTTCCATTGTTAAAAGCTAATTTACCGTTCCCTGGATCAGCATCAGAGGTAGAGTTGCTAAAGGTCATTGCTAGACCAGCGTTTGACCCATCTGTTCCCGCAGCGCCTGTGCTTCCTGTGGCCCCTGTGGCCCCTGTGTTGCCCGTCACAAGGCCGAAAGCCAAAGCCAAAGCGCCACTGCTAGCGGTAAATGTTGCGCTTGCTGTTGGTGTTCCTCCTGCTGACACAGCAGAGACAGAGGTGCTTACCGTGTCCACCTTACCCTCGGTGACCGTCAAGTCACCCGAACCATCAAAGCTGAGTATCTTGTTTGCTCGATCTGAAGCAGAGATCGCAAACTCTGTCGATGAAATCGTATTGGTAACCGATGCTTTGATCGCCCGATCAATCTCTTCCTGCTGTTGTTGCGTGATGAAGGTCAGTCGGTCAAGCGCATCCTCATGCGATTCC